AGCAAGAACTGTGCCATGTTGCAGTGCGGGGGAGGGGGTAACACACAGTTACGCTACGTTATGAACCCTAACAAGTACAAAAAAGGGTAAAATAGGAATTAAATAGGGACAGAGTCAACCTAGTTAGCTAGGAAAGAAAGAATAATAATATCATATAGTTAGATCTGTGCAGGAGTCTGTGCAATGCGTAGCATCCTGTGCAGAGAAAAGGTGTTGTTTCTGAGCACTACCTAGGGTAGCCTTGAAGAAATAACTTGACAAATCCTAAAAAGTATGCTATAATATATGTACTTTAACAAACTATGTAGCACTAAGTACCCTAAATACAATAATTATAATTTATCCTACTTACAGTCTACATAGTAGTACTTAGTAGTTCTTAGTACAATAATAATAATTATACTAAGAATACTAAGTAGTACTTAGTATAAGGAGAAACCTTGTGTCCCTTAAAGACAAAGATGTTCTGTCACCCGTAGTTCTACCCGTCAAAAGGGGTAGGCCACGGAAAGCAGATATAGAAGCAAAGAAGAAGAGAAGTGTCAGAGGTCGTCCACCAGGCGAAGCTGCCCGCATAAAAGAATTCTATGCAAGGCTGCTTAGTACCAGTGGTGACAAGGTGGTAAATACGGTTCTCAGAAAAGCACTTGATGATAATGATAAGGATCAGGTGGCTTGTCTAAAGATGTGTATTGATCGTCTATTACCAATGTCCTACTTTGAAAAGGAAAAGGGATCAGGAAGAAACGCTGTCAACATTACGATTTCTGGCATTGGTGGTTCAACGGTGATCGAGTCAGAAGGTACGAACGAAGACTTTGATTACGAGGACGTAGAAGAAAACGATGAACCTAGAAATTAAATTACTACCGTGGCAGCAAGAGGTTTGGAACGACCCAGCCAGGTTTAAGGTTATTGCAGCTGGACGAAGAACAGGGAAGTCGAGGTTAGCGGCATGGTATTTGATTGTGGAAGCCTTGCAGTCAGAGAAGGGACACGTATGGTACGTAGCCCCAACTCAGCAGCAAGCACGAGACATTATGTGGCAGCAGTTGCTGGAGTTAGCGCATCCAGTGATTTCAGGCAGTCATGTAAACAACATGCAGATCAAACTTATCAATGGCTCTACGATCAGTCTAAAAGGCGCAGACAGACCAGAGACAATGCGGGGAGTAGCACTAAAGTTTTTAGTACTGGATGAGTATGCAGACATTAAGCCACAGGTCTTCGAGCAGATCCTAAGACCAGCACTAGCAGACTTAAAAGGTAAGGCAGTATTCATTGGTACACCAAAGGGCAGGAACCACTTCTACGACATCTACAAGATAGGACAAACGAGTGAAGCGAGTTCCTCTACAGGAGACAAATCTGTAGCAAGGCCCTACGGGAAGGATTGGAAGTCATGGCACTTTACCTCGCTGGATAATCCGCTATTAGATCCAGAGGAGGTAGAGGTAGCAAAGAACTCGATGTCTAGCTTTGCATTCAGGCAAGAGTTCATGGCTAGCTTTGAAGCACCACAGTCAGATCTGTTCAAGGAAGAATGGATCAAGATCTGTGAAGAAGATGAAGAGCCAGAGCATGGAGATTACTTCATAGCTGTGGACCTAGCAGGGTTTGAAGATGTAGCAAAGAATTCAGGTAACAAGAAGAAACACCTTGACCAAACAGCAATAGCAATTGTTAAGGTCCATGAAGACGGATGGTGGGTAGACAAGATTGATTATGGTCGATGGGATATTAGAGAGACTGCTGAAAGAATACTTCGACATGCTAAGAAGTATTCTGTCTCCATTGTAGGTGTGGAAAGAGGAGCACTGAAGAATGCAGTGTTACCGTATATGCAAGAACTAATGTTAAAGATGCAGGTGTACCCAAGGATTGTAGACCTGACTCATGGTAACAAGAAGAAGACGGATAGAGTAGTGTGGGCATTGCAGGGAAGGTTTGAGCACGGGCAGATCCAGTTACGAGAAGGAGACTGGAATAAAGAGTTTGTAGATGAGTTACTCAACTTCCCTACCCCTAACGTGCATGACGATTTACTTGATGCATTGAGTTACATTGATCAGTTAGCAACAACTCCATTTGAGATGGACGAGTATGATGACGAGTATGAACCCTTAGACACAATATCAGGATACTAATATGGCACTAGGAACTGCAGGAAGATCAATAGTAGAAGGATTATTTGGAGACATTATTCCTTCTGTTCGCAGGGCAGAGCGAGGCTATACTATGGTTGATGACGAGCCAATGCCTTCTCAGTTAGTTAAACCAGAGATCATGACTGGTGCTGAAGGTACTGGTAGGATCATGGACATGCCAGAGTTCCAAGGCGTAGCTCAAGAAGAGCGAAGAGCTAACCTAAAGTTAGCAACTCAGATGGCACAAGAGGGCGCAAGCAATAGTGACATTGCAGCACGTACTGGGTTTGGTTTTTACAACGGACAGCCTATGCTAGAGATTGATGATAGTAAAGCTACTCTGGTAAAACCATTTACAGAATTAGATATGGATAAGGTTTATAAAGCTCCAGACATTCTTAAGCATGATGACTTCTACAAAGTCTATCCTGAAATGAAAAAACTTAAGATTGAGTTTTATGATGGCGAGCCTCCAGAGAGCAAGTACGAAGATAACGGATACTTTGATTTTGAAGATAAGATAATTGGTATTAACAAGAACGCCTGGTTTATGGGAGACAAAAGATTAGGTGCTCGTTTCTTTGAACAAGTTGATGAAGAAGTCTTTTCAAAGATTATGAAGACGATGCTACACGAAGCCCAACATGCAGTGCAGCAAGTAGAGAAGTTACCAGGAGGTGCTTCTGCTGATGATTTTAAAGTAGGAGGCTCTTCAGGATTAGACTTAACAGACGAGCAAGCACAAAAGCGATACCTAAGAAACATTGGAGAGATGTGGGCAAGAAACGTAGCTCAAAGGTTTAATAACCCAGACGATAAAACTTTTAATCGTAATCCGTTCATGACGATAGGAAAAGATGATGAGTCAAAAGCAATGGGAATAACTGCTGAAAATGCTATTCTTCCTAGCGGAGCAAGCACTAATCCTGACCTTCCTTTTGAAGACGTTGACTATAAAGATCCATTCGAGGATACAACTAAGGAGATGTACTAATGGAATTCCAAGAACAAGACCTAACAGACGCTGAGAAGGACTTAGTTGAGTTTGTAACAACTCACTGTGACCGCTGGCGTGAGTGGAGAGACACCAACTACCTCACGAAGTGGGACGAGTACGAGCGATTGTACTACGGTATCTGGGCAGATGAGGACAAGACAAGGGACTCTGAGCGTTCTAAGCTGGTTACTCCTGCTATTCGACAGGCAGTTGACAACAAAGTAGCTGAGCTTACTGAGGGAATTGCTGGATCTGGTAAGTACTTTGACATTGATGAGGATGTTCAAGACCAGAACCAGGCTCAAGATACAGAACTTGTCAAGCGTCAGCTCCATGAAGACATGAAGAAAGACAAGTTTGCTAAGGAAATCTCCAAGGCTTTAAAGGTTGGAGAAATCTACGGCACTGCAATCACTGAGATTCTTGTCAAAACGGTGGTGGAAAGTACTCCAACCATGCGCCCCATGCCTGATTCTACGATGATGGCAGTAGGCGTACAGGATACAGAGCGTGTTTCAGTACAGCTTCGTACCATTCACCCCAGGAATTTTCTTGTTGATCCCAATGCAGAGAACGTAGACGATGCAATGGGCTGTGCAATTGAGGAATACACTAGCCTTCACAAGGTAGTTAAGGGTATTGAGGCAGGAATCTATCGCAAAGTACACATTGAACCCTTTTATGACGATACAGATCTTGAACCTAGCCAGCAAGACTCTATATTTCAGGATGACAAAGTACGAATTATGCGCTACTATGGGTTGGTTCCTCGTAAATTCATCAAAGATCTAGAGTCTCAAGGCGGTGAAGTGGTAGATCTGTTTGATGAAGATTCAGATGCTGGACAAGTATCAGACCTAGTGGAGGCAGTTGTTGTCATTGCCAATGGATCTAAGCTGTTGAAGGTAGAAGAATCGCCCTACATGATGAAGGATCGTCCTTTATTGGTGTATCGCCCTGAGTTAGTACCTGGATTGTTCTACGGAGTAGGTACAGTCCAGAAGGGTTACAACATGCAGAAGGCTGTTGATGCCCAGATGCGTGCTCACATGGATTCTCTGGGGCTATCGACTGCACCAATGATGGGTATTGACGCTACTCGTCTACCACGAGGCATGAAGTTTGAGGTACGCCCTGGTAAGTCAGTGCTTACTAACGGTAATCCGCAGGAGGTTCTGTATCCCTTTAAGTTTGGTAATGTAGATCCTGCCAACTATGAGACTGCTAAGGGCTTCGAGGCTATGCTCCTCCAGGCTACAGGTACAATTGACTCAGCAGAGCTGACTCGTGCTGCAGCTTCTAACCAAGGATCTGGTGGTATGGGTATGTCCTTGGCTATGTCTTCGATCATTAAGAAGAACAAGCAAGCACTTACTAACTTCCAAGAAGATTACCTGCTGCCTATGGTCAAGAAGGTAGCCTTCCGCTACATGCAGTTTGACCCAGATCGTTATCCCTCCCAGGACTTCAAGTTTGTTCCTATTGCTTCGCTGGGAATGGTAGCCAAAGAGTACGAGCAACAGCAGTTTATTGGTTTGCTTCAGACGCTTGGTCCTCAATCACCTGTGGTTCCTCTCATCCTTCGTGGCATCGTAGAGTCTTCCAGCCTTTCCAACAAAGAAGAACTATCCGCTGCACTGCAGCAACTAGCACAACCAGATCCACAGCAGCAGCAAATGGCTCAGATGCAGCAGGAAGCTCAGATGCAGCTTTTACAGGCTCAGGTTGCCCAGCTACAGGGTCAGGCTATGGAGTCCCAAGCAGACGCTCAGGAAGCCCAGGCAAGGGCGCAGAAGCTCCTTGTTGAGGCACAGCTACTACCAGAGCAAGCACGTATCGAACTGGTCAAAGGACTGTCTGCCAACATGGTAGACCCCTCAGAACAAGAGTTCGAGCGCAGAGCTAAGGTAGCAGAACTGTTGTTAAAAGAACGAGACATTGATGTACGAGAAAAAATAGTTAACAAACAGATGCAATAGTACTTGACAAATGCATAAAAGTGTGGTATAATATATGTATAGTTAAGTTAGTAAGGACTCCCTATGGATAAAGCCCTACAAGAATATTACGAAGCAAGATTTGACATGATGTCTTCTAAAGGATGGAACGATCTGATAGAAGACCTCCAACTAATTATCAAGAGCTACAGCAATGTTATGGCAATTGATAATGAAAAAGATTTGTTTAAGAAGCAGGGACAGCTTGATATTCTATTGTGGCTCTCCAACCTCAAGCAGGAGTCTGAACGTGCATGGGAGGAGTTGAACAATGAAAAGAATATTTGAGTTTCGCTGTGTTAAAGATCACGTAAGTGAGAAGTATGTTGATGATGAGGTTACTTCTGTAGAGTGTCCTCATTGTCGCAACGAGGCTTCACGCATTATCTCGTCACCCAGATTCAAGCTAGAGGGCTTTACAGGAGCGTTTCCAACAGCTTATGATGCCTGGGAAAGAAAGCGTGCTGAAGCAATGAGAGTCGCTCACAAGCGTAATGCCGAGTGACATTTTAAATTTCCTAGAATCCAATTTGGACAGGAGGATGATGTGGCTAACTTTATTGAACCGCAAGAAGACGAAGAACAAGTAGACGATATTAATTCTATTGAGCCTCAAGCTGAGGAAACTCAAGTAGAGACTACCCAAGAAGTTGCAGAAGTACAAGAGACTGAGGAGGAACTTCCTTCTAAGTACAAAGGTAAATCTGTAGCTGAGATCATTAAGATGCACCAAGAAGCTGAGAAGCTAATTGGAAAGCACGCTCAAGAGGTAGGAGAAGTTCGTAAACTTGCTGATGAGTTAATCAAGCGACAACTCGATGCACCTGCAAAGGTGGAACAGAAAGCCACGGAAGAAGACGAGATTGACTTCTTTGCAGATCCTGAGAAGGCTGTAAGCAAGAAGATTGAGAAACACCCTGCGATTGTAGAAGCTAAACAACAAGCACTACAGTTAAAGCAGATGCAGACAGTTAATCGTTTGCAGCAAGAGTTTCCTGACTTCATGTCTACAGTACAAGATCCAGAGTTTGTTGAGTGGGTTAAAGGTTCACCAGTACGAGTACAGTTGTTTACTCAGGCAAACGCCAATTATGATTTTGACTCTGCCGCTGAGTTACTAAGTACGTGGAACTATGTGAAACCTAAACCAGCAGTGAAGCAGGAAGTGCCTCAAGAAATCTTGAAGTCACAGAAAGCTGCAGTGCAACAAGCAACAGTGGATGTTGGTGGTGCTTCTCAGAATGTAGGTTCTACGAAAGTATATCGAAGAGCCGATCTGATCCGACTACAGATTGAGAACCCTGACCGCTATGTGCAGATGCAAGATGAAATTATGTCCGCCTATGCTGAGGGGAGAGTACGATGAAACTAATTTACTAGGAGATTTAAAATGGCACTTGGAACCAATCATGTAACAAAGACTACCGCTGATAAGTTTATCCCTGAGATTTGGAGTGACGAGATCATTGCTGCTTACAAGCAAAATCTTGTTGCTGCTAACCTCTTCTCGAAGATGACCTTCAAAGGTAAGAAGGGCGATACGCTTCACATTCCTAAGCCCACTCGTGGCTCTGCTTCTGTTAAGCAAGCATCAACTCAGGTCACACTGATTGCTGCTACTGAGACAGAACAGCAGGTTCTTATCAACAAGCATTATGAGTACAGCCGCTTGATCGAGGACATCGTTGAGGTACAGGCACTTGCGTCTATGCGTAAGTTCTATACTGATGACGCTGGTTACGCTCTTGCTAAGCAAGTAGACACTGACCTTATCCAGCTGGGTCGTGGTGCTAATGGTGGTACGGCAGGTGATGCTGACTACGATAAGGCTTATCTTGGTGGTGACGGTACTACCCTTTATGTCGATGGTACGAACGTAGGTACTGCACTTACGGACGCAGCTATTCGTAGGACTATCCAGCGTCTTGACGATGCTGATGTTCCTATGGACAACCGCTTCCTTATCATTCCTCCTGCTACTCGCAGCACTTTGATGGGCCTTGCTCGCTTTACTGAGCAGTCCTTCACGGGTGAAGTCGGTGGTGCTAACACCATCCGTAACGGTCAGATTGGTGATGTCTATGGTGTGAAGGTATTTGTTACTACGAACGCTGACACGGCTACGACTACCACCAGCCGTATCGCACTGATGGCTCACAAGGATGCATTCGTTCTTGCTGAGCAAATGGGTGTACGTACCCAGACGCAGTACAAGCAAGAGTATCTTGGTACTCTGTTTACCTCAGACATGCTTTATGGCGTGGCTGAACTGCGTGATGGCTCTGCTATTGCTCTTGCTGTTCCTGCCTAAATAGGCTCACTGCCCTGGTTCAAAAGGCTGGGGCAGTTTATTTAAGTGCTCTTATAAGAGTCTTTAAATAAACTAAAAGGACATATATGGCGATTTATCGTGGTCCTGGTGGTCCAGGCGATGCGATTGCAGATTCAGCTAACACGGCACAGGTAGCAGAAGAATTTGCTACACAAGCCGGTGTTAGTGCTGCCGCTGCTGCTACTAGTGCAGATAATGCAGCTAACTCTGCAACTGCTGCTCAGACTGCTCAGACTGCTGCCGAGGTTGCACAGACAGCAGCAGAGTTAGCAGAGACCAATGCTGAAACTGCTGAGACTAATGCTGAAACAGCGCAGACAGCAGCAGAGGCAGCGCAAACAGCAGCAGAGGCAGCGCAGACCGCTGCTGAAACAGCAGAGACCAATGCTGAAACTGCTTACACTAATACTTTAGCAATCTTTGGTGATGCTACTGATGTTGCTAATGCAGTTGCTGCTGCTCAAGCTGCACAGACTGCTGCTGAATTAGCAGAGACCAATGCTGAAACAGCGCAGACCGCTGCTGAGGCTGCTCAGACTGCTGCTGAACTGGCAGAGACTAACGCTGAGACTGCTGAGACCAACGCTGAAACAGCAGAGACTAACGCCGCTGCTTCTGCTAGTGCGGCTGCTACATCAGAGTCTAATGCAGCCACATCAGCCAGTAACGCTGCTACTTCAGAATCTAACGCTGCTACATCAGCAAGTAATGCCGCTACCTCAGAATCTAATGCTGCTACTTCAGCATCAAATGCGGCAACATCTGAGAGCAATGCTGCTACTTCGGCATCAAATGCAGCAACATCAGAAACCAATGCTTCAAACTCTGCAAGTGCTGCATCTACTTCTGCTAGTAATGCTTCTACTTCAGCATCTAATGCAGCAACATCAGAGAGCAATGCATCAGCATCAGCCTCTGCTGCGGCTACATCAGAAACCAATGCAGCAGCATCGTATGATGCTTTTGATGATCGGTACTTAGGTGATAAGGCTTCTGATCCTGCTTTAGATAACGATGGCAATGCTCTTTTAACGGGTGCTTTGTATTTTAATACAACCGCAGGGCAGATGAAAGTATATGATGGGTCTGTCTGGGTTGATACTTTTGCAGGACAAACTACTTTTGTTAGGCAGACTGATGTAGGTACAGCACCTAACCAAGTTCCTTTGAACCAGTATCTTGGTGACATTGCTTATCAGGATAAAAGCGGTGTGGTTATTCTTGGTGGATCAATTACTGGTATTACTGATTTATCAATAGAAGATGGTGGTACAGGCGAGTCTACACAACAAGATGCATTAAATGCTTTGGCTGGTGGAGTTACTTCAGGACAGTATCTGCGTGGTAACGGAACAAATGTTCTTTTAACAAGCATACAAGCAGGAGATGTTCCTACATTAAACCAGAACACCACTGGTCAAGCAGGTTCTGTTGCTAACGCAGTTACCTTTAATAATAGTGGTACTGGGTCGGCATCTGGTGAAACCTTTAATGGTTCTGCTGCTAAGACGATTAGCTACAATACTATTGGTGCGTATGCAGATACAAATCCTGCTGGTTACACCACCAATACAGGAACAGTTACAAGTGTTTCTGGTACTGGAACAGTCAATGGTATTTCGTTATCAGGATCAGTTACAACAAGCGGTAACATTACTTTAGGTGGTACTCTTAGTAATGTAAGTTTAACTTCACAAGTTACAGGAACATTGCCTGTAGCAAACGGTGGAACAGGTATTACATCGCTTGGTAGTGGTGTAGCAACATTCTTAGGCACTCCCTCGTCTTCTAATCTTGCGGCTGCGGTCACGGGTGAGACGGGTAGCGGTGCGTTGGTATTTGGGACATCCCCAAGCATTGCGTCTGCGGCTTTATCTGGGACTGTTACGGACACGACTACGAACCTTGTAAGCCAGACAGATGTAGGCACAGAGCCTAACCAAGTTTCTCTAAACCAGTATTTAGGGGATATGGCATTTCAGAGTAAGGAGCAGGTGGTTATAAAGCCTGCGGCATCTGCTGCGCCTAACGGGATAGGTGAACTTGTGTTCCAGTTAACAAGTAATACGAGCTTAGAAGTAAAAGTAAAGGGGTCGGATGGGACTGTGCGGTCTGCGACTCTCACTTTATCGTAAGGACACTACTAAATGACGATTAAAAGTAATTTCCCAGAGATTCGCCCCAGTCTGAACTTAGACTTTGCCAACACTCGGG